ATTTCTTTGTTCGGTTGTCGAGGACATTGAAACGCTGTTCATGCAAGCAAAGAATGGCAGATTTCGGTGCCAGTTTCCTACCGGCCACTTCAATGCCCACCCTTGGGCATTTCAGTCTGTTCCATTGTATTTCACAGCCGACGGGCCCGTCGAATCTCGAGAGATTCTCCTTCGCGTTTTCTGCGAGGGAGATGATCTTGTTGGTGGCTCATCCAGGGAGTTGTCCGACAAAAGAAATTCGGGGCAGTTCGGCATTGTGATCACCAATCAAGAGTCGATAGGATACAGCGCGAAGCTGAAGTGCATAGTTGCAGGCAGGGCTGAGTTTGTGGGGATCCACTTACCCGTCAGTGACGGACACATAACAAAACATGTTCCGTGGGTTCCCGCGGTGGGCCGCTATCTTACTAAGATAGGATGCCACACTTCACCGACGGCTTGCCCTGCCAGTTGTGCATCCAGATTCGTCTCATTATCGAGTTTATTTGCGGGAAAGCTAGAAGATCTCGACAATGCATTTTATTGGTCAGCAAAGTCGTTGATCTTGCAGCATACTCCCGACAGAGAACGCAATTGGGATGTTCCATTGAATGCGTTAGCTCCAAAATTGCAACGAAGCCGTAGGCCAAAGATTTTGTCAAAACTTTTAAGGTCAGACGGATATTCAGAGGTTGATCGTGCCTTCGGGCAATATGGTGTGCCAATGACATATTCATTAGAAACCTTGCTTCGTTTGCGTGATGAGCAGTCTAATGTTTTCTTTCCCACTGGTTGTGTCCAATCAAAAATGTACAATTTAAGCCTCTTCGAAGATGCAGATTGCAACAAATTTACCACATATGACCTAGGCAAGATAGGGCTTTTCGCTCAAAACTGCTGGAATTGGAACAAAGATAAATTGTGGGACTTCGAGAGTGCTTATTCTGATTTGCCTTTGTGCATTAAAAACCTTTGATTTTGTGGTTTTGACTTGTATAGCTTCGTCATTCCCAATTCATCACGTTGTTGTTGTTATATATGTGCTTATATACCTTGCGTGGCAGGCGTGGTTGCGACCGGCACCACAGTCTGCATAGACCGACGCTGGCATTTCTTGTAAGCCCAGTAGGCAGCCCGGCAGGAACCGTCATGTTACACCTGAACGGTTCTCAAAGGGTACTGGTCGACACCCTGCCACGTCGAGAGGCCTTCGGGCTTATGTGGTGTAGTGAGCCGGTCTGACCAGCTCATTTTGCAGTTTCGGC